AAGGTACAGAAATACTTTATTACACAGTTGATGGCGAAAAAGTACCTATGGTTGGTGTTGGATCATTAGTAACATTTCAAGGATTAACACAAGGTATATTACAAACATCTGGCCGGACAATACAAGCAGCTTTAGATGTTGAAAAAGCATCAGCTGTTGCATTAGCAACACCAATGGCTACTGGTTATATTAAAAACACCGGTGCAGATATGCCAGAGTCATCCATACAAGCATTACTAGCTGCATGGAAAACTGCACGTCAAAATAAATCCACTGCATATTTAACAAGCACATTATCTTATGAAACTGTTGGATTTAGTCCGAAGGATATGGCTTATGAAGGCGCATCTCAATACCTTGCAACTCAAATTGCACGTGCGATGAATGTACCTGCATACATGATTAGTGCAGACATGAATAACAGCATGACATATCAGAATATAATTGATGGACGTAAAGAATTTGTAGCTTATTCACTACAACCTTATATTTGTGCTATAGAAGATCGTTTAAGCATGAATGATATAACCGCTAATGGCAATATAGTTAGATTTAATATAGATGAGTCATTCTTACGTGCTGACACAATGAAGCGTTTAGAAGCAATAGAAAAAATGTTGGCTCTAGGTCTAATTGATGTGGAGCAAGCTAAAGAAATGGAAGATATGACCCCAGACGGAAATGAGAATGGTAATGATACTTACATTCAGTAGTGCAGTAGAAGCATCTGACAGCGAGCGCAGGATTATTGCTGGCAAGATCGTGCCATTTGGCGAGATCGGTAATACTTCCGCTGGCCCTGTAGTATTTCAAAAAGGATCTATCAAAATCGGTGATCCAGGAAAAATTAAAATGCTTATGCAACACAAGGCTGATAAGCCAATAGGCAGAATGCAAAAATTTCAAGAAACAGAAGATGGCATTTATGCTCAGTTCAAGGTAAGCGCCAGCATGCAAGGTCAAGATGCTTTAATTCTTGCTAGTGAGCAATTAGTAGATGGCCTATCTGTAGGTGTAGAAGTTTTAGCATCTAAAAATAATAAAAATTACATAGAAGTAACCTCAGCCGTATTAAAAGAGGTTAGCTTGGTAGAAACACCAGCATTTGCTAATGCGAACGTTCATAAAGTTGCTGCAAGTGAAAACGAAGCAGAACAAACCAATCAACCAACGGAAAGCGAGGCTATTGTGGAAGAAAAAGCACCAGAGCCACAAAGCACACAGGCAGAGGCTGCTACTCCTACAGTAGAAGCTGCTCGCCCAACAATTACAGCGATGGTATATACAACACCACGCTCACCAATCAATTCACAAGCTTCTTACCTACAACACCAGATTAAGGCGAAACTAGGTAACACAGAATCAGCTGAGTGGGTAATGCATGCAGAGGCACAAGCTGCACAATCATTAACAGCAGCCGATGACAGCTTTACAACTAACCCAGCATTTAAGCCAGTGCAATATGTGTCAACAGTTGTAGATACATTAATTGGCGCACGTCCTGCAATCGATGCAATCGGTTCACGTGCTTTACCTGCCGCTGGTATGACAATCTCAGTACCAAAAATTACAACTTCAGGAACTGTTGCAGAAACAGCAGAAGGTGGCGCACCATCCGAAACCGGAATTGTGTCCAGTTATGTTGATCTAACAGTCAAAAAGTACGCTGGCTTGCAGCGCTACAGCCTCGAAGTTTTAGAGAGGTCAGACCCTAGCTTCTTTCAGGCTATGTTGGATAATATGCAACGTGCATACAACAAAGCAACAGATGCAGCAGTTATTGCAGCATTAACAGCAGGCGGTACACAAGCAACAGCACAAGCAGCAACATCCGCAGGTATTATTGCTTACGTATCAACTGAAACACCAGCTGCTTATCTTGCAACTGGAGAACTAGCAACACGTTATATTGCTGGTACTTCACAATGGGGATTACTAATGGGTGCAACTGACTCAACTGGTCGCCCAATTTATTCAGCAAGCCAACCGATGAATGCTGGCGGATCTTCTACACCAACATCACTACGTGGAAACGTATTAGGTCTAGATCTATACGTAGATCCAAATGCAGTTTCAACTACAATCGATGAGTCTGCATTTATTGTTGTACCATCATCTGTATCAATTTACGAATCACCAACTCTACGCCTAAGCACAAACATTCCAACTTCAGGCGAGATCGAAACAGCACTATACGGATATATGGCCGTAGGTGTATTGGTCGCTGGTGGAGTAAGACGTTACAACCTAACCTAATAAGTTAGTTAATTTAATAATCCTCTGGGGTTTAGTAGCCCTAGCCCCAGGGGAGCTTTTTTAAGAAAGGAATACAATGGCAGCCACTTATGTAACAAAAGCCGAGTTACGTACTAACTTAGGTATTGGCTCTTTGTATACCGATGCTGTCGTTGAAGAAGTTTGTCAAACAGCAGAAGATTTATTAAAACAGTATTTATGGTTTAACGAAGCACCTATTGTGGCTGCTCAATTACAGAGCAACGTTGCAACTTTAGTTTTAGCAAATCCAGGCATATTTGTAATTGGTCAAACAATAAGCGTAGAAGGTTGTGGATCTACTTATGGTGGATCACATGTAATTACTGGCGCTTATCCTGGCACAACAGTACCAGCATCTATCGGCACTGCATTCTGGTCAACTTATGCATTCAGCAGTTATCCGACAGGTTATTCAATTATTCAATTTGCAAAAGTTCACGCAAACGATGTATTCCATAGAATTATCCCAAGTGGTAAAGCAAGTGGTCAGGACACAAAAGAAGCAGATTACTCTGTGGTACCCGCAATCAGAGAAGCAGCGATGATCTTAGCTGTAGATATATGGCAAGCACGTCAGGTGAGCCAGACTGGTGGGGTAGGCATGGATGGGGTCAGTGCTAGCCCATATCGGATGGGTTACCAACTCATTAATCGAGTTCGTGGCCTCATCCAGCCATATTCAAATCCTAATTCACTGGTAGGTTAATATGCCAGCTGCGATTACCACACTACGTAGCACACTAGCCACAACACTTACTAATGCTGGCGTGTGGTCAGTCTTTGCATATCCACCAGCCACATTACTTGCTAACGCTGTAGTAATTACACCTGCCGATCCTTATATTACACCACTTAATAATGATGAGGTAAGTATTTCACCTTTAGCAAATTTCAAAGTTTTAATTACAAAGCCAGCGCTAGATAATCAGGGCAATCTAGCAGGCATGGAAGATTATATTTTAGCAGTAGTAACCAAGTTAGGTGCTGCAACCTATCAGATGAATATAACAAGCGTTTCTGCACCAGCAATCGTTAATGCAGCTAGTGGTGATTTGCTAGTATCAGAAATAACAGTATCAATCCTAACGAGCTGGAGTTAAAATGGCATATCAAGGATTAACAGAAGAAGAAAAAAACTTTCTGGCCAAAACAGGTCAGATTACACACACACCAGTAGCGGTTAAAAAACCTGCTTACAAAAAAGAAGAGGAGCAAGACTAATGGCCGTATTTTTATCCAATGGTGCGGTAGTTACTCTTAACAGTGTTGATATATCAGCATATGTAACAGGGGTTACTATTAACCGCAGTTTCGATGAATTAGAAATTACAGCTATGGGAGATAGCGCTCACAAGTTCGTAAAGGGCTTAGAGGCATCTACTATTACACTAGATCTATTAAACGATAATGCAGCAAGCGGATCAGGCGCAGTTACTGCCACATTAGCGTCAGCATGGGGTACTACAGTGCCACTAGTAATTAATACAAATGCAGGTGCGATCAGCACAACTAATCCAGAGTATCAAACCACAGTATTGGTAAATAACACTCAGGATCTAAATGGTGCAGTTGGCGACATTTCTACACAGTCAATTACATTTACCTGTAACTCAGTTATAGTAGTAGATACAACACCTTAATTAAGGAGCAATAATGGCAAAGCTAAAGATAACAAGGGCTAATGGTGAAGTCAGCGAGCACAAGATAACACCAGGTGTCGAGTACGCTTTCGAGTTAAAGTACGGATCAGGTATTAGCAAAGTCCTACGTGAGCATGAACGTCAGACCGAGATTTATTGGTTAGCGCATGAGTGTTTACGTAGGGCTAACGTAACTGTACCTGTGTTTGGTATCGAGTTTATAGACAGCTTAGATACTGTAGAGGTATTAGACGAAGAAAAAAAATAGTAGGGCGTGATTCTTTACTCTATACGATAGCCAGCCTATCGATCGAAACAGGGATAGCGCCTAGCGAGTTTATTAATATGGACACAGAGATGTTTAGGGCAATTATGCAAGTACTTGCCGATAGAGCTAAGGAGTTTAAGAATGCCAGTCGTAGTAAACGGCGTTAGAGAATTCCTAAAAGCCATAGATGATATTGATGAAGATATGTATAAAAACGTTAGGGCTAGCCTAAAACAGCCAATGCTAAAAACAGCTGCTAAGGCTAAACAATATATGCCTTCCGAACAGAATGTATTAAGCGGCTGGTTAAAACAAGCAGAGCCACAAGAAGGACAACGCAGGCCATTTCCTGCATATAACCAGGCTACAGCTAGAGCGGGTATTAAATACAAACTTGGCCCTAATAAGAAAAATAGAAAAGGCTATAGCGTTTACAATTACGTATCTAATGAATCTGCACCTGGCGCTATATTTGAAACTGCCGGACGTAAGACTTCTGGATCACAAGGTGCATCACTAAACCCTAATGCTGGTATTCAATTTATAGCTGCACTACCACAAGTAGAAGATGCAACTATGGCAGGATCAGTAGGTCGCAGAGGCCGTAAAAATAAAGGTCGAGCCATTTACAAAGCCTGGAAAGAAGAGCAAGGCGATGCGTATAAGGGTATTGAGGCAGCGATTAATGAAGCCATATATCAGTATTACAAAAAATTGCCATTAGAGAAAAAAGGCGAAGTACTTGGATTTTACAAAGAGCGTGCAACTCGTGGATTTAAGGGCGTGTAATTGTGCCAACCTTAGTAGTATCAGCGTTAAGCACCTTTGATAACAAAGGATTAAAAAAGGCTAAAAAAGAAGTAAGTGCATTTGATAAACAAATTAAATCATTTGCTAAAACCTTTGCCGCAGCATTTTCAGTAACTGCATTAACTAGATATGGCCGAGCAGCTGTAAAAGCATTTTCAGAAGATGAAAAGGCAGCCAAATCTTTAGAGCAACAATTAAAAAATACCGGCTATCAGTTTAGTTCACCATCTATCGAGTTATACATAGCCAATTTACAAAGGACTACAGGCGTATTAGATGACCAATTAAGGCCAGCATTTCAACAACTATTAACTGTTACAGGGTCTATCACTCAAAGCCAAGATGCGTTAAATACAGCTCTAAATATAAGCGCCGGTACTGGAAAATCATTAACTGCCGTTACCACAGCATTATCACGTGCCTATGCAGGCAATACCACAGGCCTTAGCAGATTAGGTGCTGGCTTAGATAAGAATTTACTAAAGACTGGCGACATGAATGAGATCATGGCCGAACTTAATAAAAAGTTTTCAGGCCAGTCAGCCGCTAGATTAACTACCTATGCTGGCAAGATGGATCTATTGGCTGTTGCATCTGCCAATGCCCAAGAAATTATCGGCAAGGGTATTTTAGATTCTTTAACTTTATTAAGTGATGATAAGACTATTGAGGGCTTAACAGAGGGCATGGAAAACTTTGCCACAGCTACAAGTGAGGTAATTGTAGGCTTAGGAAAAATAGGTAGTAAATTAAAAGAATTAACAAATATACCTGGCGTTGGCAATATATTTGATATTCGAAATATACCAATATTAGGCGCAATTATACCTGGCGTTAGAGAAATAGGCCGAGGGGCTATACCACAAGTTGATCGTGGTGGCCAAGAAAGAACTGCTACAAGAATTGCAGCTCAACAAAGAGTATTAGAAGCACGTGCAATTAAAACATCTACTACATTACGCAAAGCAGAAAACGATCAATTAAAGAAAAAAACAGCATTAGATGAATTATCTGAAAAATTTAATGTAACTTTAATTGGTTTACAAAAAGCATTAGGTGAGGCAGTAGATGAGGAAACAAAAGCAAGACTTAAAGGTCTTATTGCTATTGAGAAAAACGATGAAGCATTAGCCAAAAAAGCATTAGCAGAATTGGCTGCAGCCCAAGCAGCTGCAAGATTAGCCGCTACTTACGATCAGGCTTTAGAGTCTGTAAAACTTATGAATGCCAAGATCGCTGCATTTTTAACTAGCATGAGCGTTAAAGGATTTGATATACCTGGCTTAGATAAATTAACTAGTGGGGGCAACGTAAGCGGCGGCGGTGAAATTACAGGCACATTAGGTGGCAGTGTATTCGATCCTAGCTTTGCAAGACGTGGCGAAGAACGATCTATGGCAGAGTTAAGGGTGACAGTTGATACAGCTGCTACAGGCGATAGATTTGCAGCGCTTATAGCAGAAAGTTTACAGATAGCCCAGAAGTCTGGCGTATCGTATGGAATTGCTGGCGGTCTATAATGGCTGTGCCTACAATTAATGCAGTAATCAATTTTAGTACTGGCCCATCATTCGCACAGGCTTTTTTAATTGATTCAGGTATTTTAGGCACAAACGTATTAGCAGATAGCGCAGCTGTAATTGTCGATGTATCAAATCAAATAGACAAAATAGAAACTGCTAGAGGTCGTAACCCATTAAGCGATGAATTTCAAACAGGCACATTATCTTTACGCATTATAGATCAAAATGGCGATTTTAACCCACAGAACACATCTAGTCCATATTACACATATTTAACACCTATGAAAAAAGTGCAGATTACTGCTACCTATAACTCTATTACCTATCCCATATTTTCAGGGTTTATTACAAGTTATGTAACTACTTATCCTAAAGAAGCTGAGGATGTAACCTATACAACTATCCAGGCCGTAGATGCCTTTAGACTTGCCTATAACGCACAGATCAGCACAGTTACAGGCGCTAGTGCTGGTGATCTATCAGGCACACGTATTAACCAAATTCTAAATACCATTTCATGGCCAAGCACGATGCGTGATGTCGATGCAGGTTTAACTACTATGCAAGCAGATCCTGGCACAGCTCGAACTGCCTTAGCTGCGTTGCAGACTGTTACACAGTCAGAGTATGGCGCATTTTATGTAGATGCCGATGGTAAGTTTGTTTTTCAAGATAGGTCAGTAACTGTGGGATCTATTGCTGCCACCCCTACAGTCTTTGCCGATGATGGCTCAGGTATTGAGTATAAAAACGTGGCTTGGATATTAAACGACACCCTAATTTTTAATAAGGCTACTATTACTAGGGTTGGCGGTACTGCCCAGGTAGCCACTAACCAAGCCTCTATCGATAAGTACTTTCTCCATAGCTACTTCTTAGATGGCCTACTTATGCAGACAGATGCGGTAGCCGATGATTACGCTAGGGCTTATGTGGCAAGTAGGGCTGAAACCTCTATTAGATGCGATGCCATAGAGCTTGATCTTTATACCCCTAACTACAACTCAGGTATAATAGCCGCACTAGATTTAGACTTTTTCGACCCTATTACAGTTAAGACTACCCAGCCAGGTGGCTCTGTATTAGAAAAAACATTACAGATATTTGGTGTACGAAACTTTATCACTCCAGGCAGTTTTCGAGTGGTATTTACTACACTAGAGCCAGTGATAGATGGATTCATAATCGGCACTGATTATGGAAAACTCGATCAGAACGTACTATCTTACTAAGGAGTAATAATGCCAACTTTTCCAGGTGCAACAGGTGATGTAGTAACTTCCGCTATGTGGAATGGACTACCAGCTTTCACTGTACAGACAGCTAAGACAGCCGACTACACAGTTGCTAGCGGTGATGAATATCAACAGTTGATACCAATGAACAAATCTTCAGCTGCTAATTTTTTAATACCAACAGATGCTACATATAACTTTCCAATAGGTACAGTTATTACTGTATTAAATCAAGCTGCCAATGCAGTTACAATTAAAGCAGTTACATCTGGTACTACAACAGTTTTAAGCGCTGGCTCAGTTGCAGCACAGCCAACACTTGCACAATATAAATCAGCTGCATGTATTAAAACAGCTTCTAATGTTTGGTATATCGTAGGAGCTATTGCATAAATGTTAAATATAATTGCTGGACAATTAAACGCTGGTGCAACACCATTATCAGTCGAATTTTTAGTAGTTGCAGGTGGTGGTGGTGGTGGAACAAATCGTGGTGGTGGTGGTGGTGCTGGTGGTTATAGAACTTCATCTTTTACACCAACAATATCTACTAATTACACAGTAACAGTTGGCGCAGGTGGTTCAGGTGGTAATTACAATGCAGGTGTATTTACCGCAGGTACAAATGGTAGCAATTCTACTTTTAATAGTACAACCTCTACTGGTGGCGGTTATGGTGGACATAATAATTTAAGTGCTAACTCTGGCGGATCGGGCGGTGGGGGTGGTGGTAATCCTTTAAATACAGGTGCCGCTGGCACATCTGGTCAGGGTAATTCTGGCGGAAACGGATCTAACGGAAATGCTGGTGGGGGTGGTGGGGGATCTTCGGCTGCTGGTACTAATGCAGTAGGAAATACACACCCACAAACTAATGCAGGCGCAGGCACAAGTAATTCTATCACTGGTTCATCTGTAACTTATGCCGCAGGTGGTAATGGCGGTGGTGCTAATGTTAGCGATGTTAATGGTGTTGCTGGCACAATCAATAGAGGAAATGGCGGATCAGGTGCATCAAATGCGAATAATCCAACAAGTGGCGGCGCAGGTGGTTCAGGAATTGTTATTCTAAAATATCCGTCAGCTTATACAATTTCAAATCCTGGGGGTGGATTAACTTTATCTACTACTACAAGCGGATCAGATAAAATTACTAGCGTTACTGCTGGCACTGGGAATGTGAGTTGGGCATAATGGCACATTACGCATTTTTAGATGAAAACAATATCGTTACCGAAGTTATAGTAGGTATTGATGAAAAAGAAACCATAGAAGGATTAGATCCTGAAACTTGGTATGGAAATTTTAGAGGACAAACCTGTAAAAGAACTTCATACAATAATCGTATTAGAAAACAATATGCAGGTATTGGCTATAAATATGATGTAAATGCAGATGTATTTATTGCGCCACAGCCTTACCCATCATGGTCATTAAATGATAATTTTGATTGGCAAGCACCTGTGGTAATACCTGGTGATGCAGATAATTACACATGGAACGAAGAGTTAGGCGACTGGGTTGAAACCGCAGCTTTGTAAAGCTGGCATACAGCTCAGAGAACAAATTGATACCTGGTATCCAGATCGCCGCACTACCAGTGATGGGTGGATTGGTGATGCTCGTCATAGCGCCACCAAATCGGATCATAATCCAGACAAATCTGGGGTCGTCCGAGCCATTGATATTGATTCTCGCCTGGATTCATCCGAGCAGATCTCAATATATTTGGCTGACCAAATCAGAGTCTGTGCGAAAACCGATAAGCGTATATCTTACGTAATCCATAATGGCTTTATAGCATCGAGAGTATTTGGTTTTAAGTGGCGCAGGTATCGTGGCATTAACCCACACAAGCGACACATTCACATTAGCTTTACAAAGGCAGGCGACAAAGATGGCAGACCTTTCGATATACCACTACTAGGGGGCAAGATATGAAACTATCAAAAAAACATAAAGCAGCAATTAAGTCTTATTTAAGAGCTGTGGCAGCTAGTGGAATTACAGTGGCATTGGCTATAGTCGCTGATATTCACCCTGCCTATGCAACATTACTAGGCGCTGTAGTTGCGCCACTTGCTAAAGCTGTCGATCCTACTTCTGGGCTAGAAGTTGATTACGGCGTTAATGCGAAATGAGTCCTTCAGAGTGGGCTGGCTTTGGCGCTGGCGTTTGCGCCGTGCTGAGCGCCGTGCTAATCGGACTACGTTTCTTAGTTAAAGGTTGGCTAAACGAGCTGCGACCAAATGGTGGCTCTAGTATGAAGGATCAATTAACAAGACTAGAACAGCGTGTCGATGATCTGTTCATTATCATAAGTAAGCGACAATAGCAATATGGCTACTGCACGTAAACGCAAAAAGGTAAACAAGCGCAAGGGTAAATATACTCATGAGCAGATCAACACTAAGTTAGATACCTATGCCATAGCACTACGTGAGTTTTATTTGAGCCTTAGGCGTGCAGGATTCCCAGCTGACCAGGCTTTAGGAATGTGTGATCGTAATGCTTTCCCAGACTGGCTAGTGCCATCTAGCCCAGACTTTAATCCGGTTAATCCAGACCATGACCCCTACGATGACGAGGAATAATAATTAAAGCCAACAGAAGGTATTTAATAGTTCCAGATTTACAAATTCCCCTGCACCATCCTAAGGCAGTATCTAATCTCATTAAGATGTCCAAGCGTGAGCGCTTTGATTACGTCTTAAACACTGGTGATGAGCTTGATTTTACAAGCCAGTCTAGGTGGGTAAAAGGCACAAAGACAGAATTTGCAGAAACGCTACACGAAGAAAGAAACCTTGCCCAAGATATTTTATTCGAGCTAGGCACTACCGATATTGTTAGATCAAACCACACGGATCGTTTATATACCACATTATTAAAAGGCGCACCTAGCCTTATTGGATTACCAGAATTAACCTATGAGCGATTTATGGATTTTAGTTCATTAGGCATCAGATTCCATCGTAAGGGCTACCAATTCGAAAAAAACTGGTTTTTGGCTCATGGCGATGAAGGCAACATGTCTAAACATGCGGGTATAACTAGCCTCAATTTGGCCAAGAAATGGTCGTTAAACACTGTTTGTGGGCACTCGCATAGGCAGGGTGCAGTTCGACACCAAACTGGCTTAAACGGCCGTTATTCAACGATTTGGGGTATTGAGGCGGGGCATCTCATGAACATGAAAGCCGCTAATTATCTAAAATATAACTCAGGCGACTGGAATATGGGCTTTGTTGTAATCTCATTTGGCAAGCATGGGCAGCAGGTAGAGCTAGTACCTGTAAACCATGACGGATCATTCACGTATAATAAGCGCAACTATGGGTCGTAATACGGATTACCAGCCACGCTCGATAGATGAGCAGATAGACAAGATAGACGAATTAAACGTTATCTAATCGTTATCAAAATATAGCCCTAAATCATCCACAAAGTCGTACACAGGTGCAACACTATTGCTATGCCACAAGGTGTGAGCATAGAAAGTAGGGCTACATGTACACAGAGCTTAAAGACTTTGGGTATCTAATCATGTGGGGCATAGTTGTAGGGTTACTACTAACCTGGGCTATTGGCACATATATAGAAAACATCAAAACTATACATTACTGGCGAGGCCGAAAAGATGGCTGGGATATGCATAGAAGGATGGTCGATAACAATGTCCACAACAACTGAGAAGCTATTTGCAGATGCAACAGAGCTTATACACGCAAGGGGTTCACAGTACGGACACCCTTACAGTCAGCATAGTCGTATTGCCGAGCTATGGTCTGCTTATTTTCATTTCCCGATCACAGCAAACCAAGTGGCTATGGCCATGTGCTTGGTCAAGATCAGTCGATCGGTCGAATCGCCAGAGGTATCAGATCATTACAAAGACGCAGCTGCGTATATTGCTATCGCCAAAACATGCCATGATGCGATGCAAGACAGCGCTCTAGATTGGCAGGCATGATGGCTTTTGATTTGAGTCTATATGAACCGGTTGATGAAAGATTACACAAGTGGTGGAAGGAGTTCCCAGATGGAAGATTGGAAACAGAGATTGTCGAGGCCTCAAACACTCGATTCATTGTACTTTGCAAGTTATTCAAGACAGAAGCAGATTCCAAGCCGTGCTCTACTGGGCTTGCGCTTGAAACTATTTCTGATAGGGGCGTTAATGCAAATTTCGCTTTACCTAATGCGGAAACAAGTGCGATTGGTCGAGCGCTTGCGAACGCAGGTTTCTCAGCTAAAGGAAAAAGACCTAGTAGAGAAGAAATGGCTGCCGTCAATTCTAAACAGGAAACATATTCAGTAGAAAACAAGCTAGAGGACCCGCAACAGTGGACAACAACTGACTGGGTAGCAGCTGTGCCAGAACAACCTAAACCACCTGCCGATTGCTGTGAGAAAGGTATGACCTTACGCACAGGATTTAGCAAGACAACCAAGAAGCCGTTTTATGGCTATGTATGCCTTGGAAATATAAAAGAACATGCTAAATGGGCATCACAGACCAGTACAGGCGCTTGGTACTTCAAGGATAAGGAGTAGATATGGGCTATATCGCTTTCATTAACGGCAGTGGTATTACTGTCGAAATGGATGATAGTGGTGTGCATCTAGTTAAATCTGTTATCACATGCGAGATGTGTGGAGATGACAGGGTTTTCAAAGATGGCACATGCTTTCGATGCCACGAATTGATCGCTCGTGACTAAATTCAAGTGTAACGGCTGTAATCGTGATACTGAGTTCTTATGGCTGGATCAAACAAATATGCCAGAAGGATTTAAGTTATATCAGTGCATGGATTGTGGCTGTGTCGGTGTTAAGAATATAGCCGAGCAAAAAGATGCACCTAAGGATAGCAAGATTAGTCGATGTAATAGCTGTGGGGCTTGGCAGTTTGAAAACCTGCCTTGCCACACATGCCTAGTGATTGGGGCTTACGATGATTTATCATAAACATTTGTTAATTAATGCAAAGATCGATATGCCAATTAAAGAAGAGCAAAAAGCGGTTTATTTTCTATCTAACCTAGTCGACACGATAGGCATGAAAGCAATTATTACACCAGTTGCTAGATATGTAGATAAGCCTGGCAATAGAGGGATGACAGCTGTGGTATTGATTGAAACGAGCCACATAGCATTTCACATATGGGATGAACTAAGTCCGGCACTTATACAATTTGACCTATATACGTGTGGTCAGTTAGATCTGTCTAAAGTGTTAAAAGTGTTTACAGAAACCTTTAGGCCGCTTGATTTAGAATATGTGTTATTTGATCGAGAAAATGGATTTGTCAAAGAAGCTAGTGGTAATACCAGGGGGCTGCATGAGTCCGACTTATGAATATAGCTGTAATGAATGTGGCACTTATGGCTCAATACATCGCACTTACGATCAGGATGATTACGGCCTAACTTGCCCAGCATGTGGCTTGAACATGCAGCGAATTTACTCAGCACCAGGTGTTATCTTAAAAGGTACTGGATGGGGGTCTAAACCATGAGTGAGGCTGGTTATGATTGTACTTGGATTGATCAGTATGAATTTGTGCCATTCTTCGCCACGCCGCCTGACCTGCGGTTATCTTACAGGATTTGACACCATATGATACGCTCTAGATCGCATTCGCCATCAAGGCGAAAAGGCGAGCCGCATAGGCGGAAGCTCGCAAGGTGCACGCTAGTTGGGCTCGCTCTATTTGTTGCACAAATCAGTGGCCTTGAAATAGCTGAATCTCGTGAATTACATAAACCTACTTATTACAAACAATATGCTTTCATTCAGTTAAATCATTCATTTACTGAGTTCTATTGCTTAGATGAGTTATATCATCATGAGAGTAGGTGGAATCCAAGCGCTCGCAACGGCTCACACTATGGCATACCACAAGGTAGAAGTAAGTATTTATTAAAGGTTAATGGCTATAAGCAAGTAGAGTGGGGTATTAAGTACAATTATAATAGATATGGTTCTATGTGTGCAGCTTTGCATCATTTTAAGACTAAAGGAGGGCATTGAGTAAAAGAGCTATAGGTAGTGGCAAGTGGCAGAAGCTACGCATACAGATCCTCGATCGAGATGGGTGGGTGTGTGTGGTGTGTAACAGGCCTGCGCATACAGTGGATCACATCATACCTAGAGTTAAGGGTGGTGACATGTGGAGTCCAGACAATTTACAAAGCATGTGTAAGTCATGTAACAGCGCTAAAGGCGGTCGTTTTTTTAATAGCACGGCGAC